CATGGTAACGTTGCTGTAATTCTAGCAGCAGGTGGCGTATCTGGTTCAGGAGCAAATTCACCCCTTGGAAATGGCGGCCAATCCGTATGGTACAGTGGAGCTAATTCGAATGGCGCTGTTGGAACAGGTTATGGCTCTGGAGGCAGTGGCGCTGTAGCGGTAGGAACAGCAGGCTCACAAAATGGTGGCGCAGGCGCAAGTGGAGTAATCATAATTTTAGAATATGTCTAACATATGATATTTCTAAAATCAGGCCATATATCCGAAGCAACCATACATAAAACCGTCATGGATTGGGTAAGGTTGCACGATATTCTTAATGGCCTAGTAATCCATATCCCAAACGAAGGACGTCGTAGTGAGCGTTATGGACGCCTTCTGCGCGATATGGGTATGCGAGCTGGTGTTTCGGATTTATTTATTTGTATGGCAAAACATGGGTTTCATGGGGCGTGGATTGAGCTAAAATCTGCACGTGGGCGTATATCAACAGAGCAGGCTTTATTTCAACTAGATATGGCAAACCAGGGTTATTTCACCATGGTTTGCTATAGTATAGATGAGGCTATCAAAACGATATCCTGGTATACAGGGATTGATCAAAAATTAATATCGTCATCAACAAACCCATTCCCGTTTTGTAATACTTGACCGTCTTTAATATAGTCATCTATCTTGTTTTTATCTGGGTATTTTGTTCCTACGGGCTTCCCGTTTAGTTTATCATCAGGTATGGGCGAACCCTCCTCGACAGTGACTTTTACTTTTACGCGCTTTCCTACAACTATGTCAGAACAGAACTTCTGCTCTTCATATTCCTTGACCACATTGGCTGACTCGGCACAGTGTACGACCTTCCACATCATCTTAGGTGTAAACACCAGAAAGTCACGGACATTATGTTCCATACCATTATCATCATAGACGGCTAATGTCATGTCCATCATAGGATTACCTGAGGATGACGTTTTATCGGTTGAGAAGTTTATTACGGCGTCATATATACCTTCTTTGAGAAGGTTATAGCGCTCCTGCATTGCTTGGGCTTCTGTGAATACTTGATAATTAAACATTATGCAGCTCCTTTAATTTTTGAGTTAAGAAAATCAATACATTTTTGTATGGCGTCCATTGGCATTTCTTCCCAGCGTTCAGAATTAGATTTATCAAGCCATTTTTGATAAACTTCTTCTGGTACTTTAATCAGGTCAATTAGCCGTACAATCTCTCTTATCTGTTGCTCACTAGCTAATTCTTGGGCAACTGCATCCCGTTCTAGTACTTCTTTACCATAACGGGCTGCTATTTCTTTGTATGAGAATGGGAAAGTTTCACCATCAGGGAATGCTTCGATGCGTGATTTTTTAACGATGCCTATACGGTCTTTACCGCGTTTTTGTATTTCAAATACTAAATCAAATAAATAATCCAGCTTTTTATAACAATCAAATGTAGATCCAATGACAGACATATTTTGCCCGTATTCATTTTTTGCATGACTTGTGATAATTACATTCATATCGAGACGCAATAATAGGTTTAATAAATGTTTAATCTGTTTGTTCGCTTCCGAGTAATGTCTGCCAAATTCTGTACCATTTTTTATTGCTGATTTGTCTAACAGATCGTTATATAGCGTAGTTAAAGGATCGATGACTAAAGTCTTATATTCATGTTTTTCGGTTAACAAGCTCTTTACCTCATTCATAAGTTCATCAAAATCTGATGTTTGGAACACTGCGCCACCATTTTTTTGAAGTAGTCGCACGTATTGGTCGTTTTCTATTCCGCGTTCTGTATCGACAAAATACGGCCTAGGGAACGATGCTGCTGCTGTTGATTTACCAACACCTGCTGCACCATAGAATAACGCCTTTAGTCGTTTTTCAACTGATTTAGGTTGTATCGCTCGTAAAGCCATATTTACATCTCCTATATTTACTAGTTATTATGGCCATTTAAGGCCTGCTGATAGTTTCCCGATGCGCACAGTATGCGCATGAGGAAGTTATCGGCTATCTTTGAAACAATCGATATGACAATACCAGTTTCCGCAAGTTGTAGTTCTTGAATTGTTATCAAATGTATCATCGGTCCACCCTTCATTTTCAGCTAATTCATCAGAAGTTATTCCACATCCCGAGCATTCTAATCCCGAAAAATCTATTAATAATGGTTTTATAGAGTTCATTTTATCGGCTATCCCTATAGCAATCTGTATGGCAATACCATAGGCCGCATTCTTCTGTTTTAGATTCCCATTCTAAGTCTTCATAAGTACAGGAGTCTTCCTTAACGATTTGGTGACAATCTCTACCGCAACCTGCACATTCACGGTTATAAAAATCCTCATTGGTTGCTACTTTAAATACCAAACGCTGCTCTGAAGTTATATAGTCTTTCATAATCATGCTTATTCTCCTTATGGGTAATAGTTAGCGCCACACCACATCGCCGTGTTCTGTATCGATGTATGCGTATAGGCCGTTCTCATTGTTAACGTGCAATAAATAATCATTACAGGCGTCATTTAGTACGTCTTGTAATTGTGATTTGTAATAGGTGATTATGTTTTTGCGTGTAATGTCTGCAAAGCGCTCACGGGTTTCATGACAATCGTTTTGTAACATCGCAAGCAGAGCGCAGGTGTAATCGTTATTGATTGATAGGTCGTTACCGTTAACGCATTCACATAGGTCACGGTCTGTGTATTCGACATAAAGACGTGCAAGCTCATTCTGATCTGAATCAGATAAGTCACATAGGTTTAAACTGTAGCCGTCTGCATCATAGTCAGCATGATGATGGACGAGCTCTTCTGCATATAGTTCTAGAGTCCGTTTGTGGTTCATTGACAATCCTTTGCCAACATGTGAATTCAGTATGCCATAGTTATATAGTTTTTGCATTTTTATTATCCCCTATTTTGTTTTATCTAGGATAATAATATAAATTATTTAATAACAAGTCAAGAATAATTTACTAAAAAAGATTTGACATTAAATGTTACGGATACTTATACTCTCCAAAAAAAGGAGACGAATCATGACAATAGACGAAGTTTTGACCTATTTTGGCCATAGACAAACCAATGTGGCTCGAGCATTGGGAATTAATAAGCAAACCGTTCATTCTTGGTGGATGGAAAGAAAGATCCCCTACGATAAGCAATGTGTTATACAGGTACATACAGATGGTGCCCTGAAAGCTTGTAGAGAGAATGAGGTGATTCCCAATGACAATAGATGAAGCATTAGTACATTTTAAGAGCGGTTATCAAATGGCAAAGAAACTTAACCTTGAGCCTGTTAATTTTTACACCTGGAAGAGAAAGAATTTTATCCCACTTAAACAACAATTTTTAATTAATAGATTACTTGGGTTAAATTTACCGATTGATTATGATAAAGAGGCTATGCAAGCACGCATAGGTATGAATTAAACCATTAAAAATAAGGATCACGTACCATGGATAAGGTAAAAGATATAAAAGAAGATGAATCTTTAGCGACCCTATTGCGCGCTAATTTATCTGGACTAATTGGTCAACAAATGACTGTGGATACACTTGATAAGGTTACAACGCAGATTGTTGAATCGATTAGATATTGGTTTGATAAGCCTGAGAAAGACGTGGAACATGAATAGTATTTGAGGCATAATTAGGTTCTGTGGTGGGTACATCATGTATCCCAGCCAACAAATATTTTCAACACAGCGCTTGAATCTCCCCGACCAAAGATTGATTCGAGCTATTACAACCGGATGCCATTGTTTTGGCGATGTTAACGGCTTTGAGCATCCATTGCATAGTCCCTATGCACGAATACTACAAGGTAATCCTCAAATATGAGCAGTAAATAAAAACGACAACCGAGGCAACGATAACCGATTTAATTAAGCACATAAAAACGACAACCGAGGCAATTATAACATGAACGATCATACAAGCAACACTTATAAGTCCGCATTTTTCATAGTTCCATCATATTTACTAGACTTACCTGATATTTCATTAGGATATTTAAAGGTTTATGAATCTATATTTCAGTTTTGGAATCATAATAAATCTTGTTTTCTTTCCGAAAAATCCTTATGTGATCGCACAAATCTTGGCAGGTCCCAAGTTTACGCTGCCCTTGCATACTTTGAATCCCATAATGAATTACGACGCATAAAAAGAAATGGTAAGCGTTATCTTGTTCGCCCAGAAAGAGCCCTTGAAACGGATTTATTGCCCTTAAATGAAACGTCCGCTTCACCGGACATCAGTACAAATGTAAACCAAATATGCGATTTCGACGTCCGGCCGAGCGGACGTACAACGTCCGGCCGAGCGGACCATAATATAAAGAACTTAAATAAAGAAAAAGATAATAAATATATTGTCGATTTTGAAAAATCGACTAACAAGAAATCGACTGTTTCAAAATTAAAAGATTATAGAAAAGACGTGCGATTTATTAAATTTTATCTCGCTTACCCAAGACATGAAAAACCATTGGATGCTTGGAAGGCATTTAAATCAATCATCGGTGATGATGATTCATTACTCGATTTGGTTTTGAAAGATATAGCTCTTAGAAAAGAGAAACACACCCAATGGCAAGATAAGAAATTTATCCCTTTGCCTGCTAGCTATTTACGTTCAGGTGCATTTGAAGGGGAAATATTTAACGAAGCAGAAGAATTAAAACTAAAAAAAGAAAAAGAACAAGCTTTAGCCAACGAACGCTTGGATTTACAAGAAAAGGCTTCTAAAGAGCGCTCACAAAGAGAACTCCAATTTCAAATTGAAAAACAAACTGATGCTATTGCTTACAAGAAAACAATAAAACAAATCCCCACGCAATTAACTATCGATGCATTAAGAAATATTCGAAGCTCTTTAGGCTCTATATGAAATACACAACTAATCACTTTAAGAAATTTTTAATTGATGAAATTATTAAAAAGAGCAACGCTAGCGCTAAAGATGCACTTCGCGAGGTAAATAACTTTTCTATGAATGATAGATTTAATCATACATACAATAACTGGGTGTTATTACAAAAACAAAAAGATTTTGTAAAAATCGGAAGACCTAAATTGATAAAAGAAATTTTATCTGGATTATTTCAATGAGAACAAAAGAGGAATGCAAGAAGATATTATTTAATCTTGGAATAGAATTGGGAGTATCTCCAAACCTCGTAGTAACGCGTCTGTTGAGCGATCAGGACAAAGTTGATATGTTAGCAGGGTATTTACCGATCGAGTCGCTACGAGCTCATGTGGAGGTTTGGCGAGATAGTGGGATGCCTGATTATGCCCATGGTAAGTTTGAACCCATGAGCAATGAGATTTTTAGGTAGCCGTTTAGGTGATGGGATTAATTGCATAATCTTCTAGCGCCTCATGAGCACCTTTGTCATAGGCCCATATGATTAGGTCTGCTAGCTCTTGTGTGCGTGCATCTGTTTCATCCATAATTTCTTTTAGATATTCTAGTGCGTCTTTTGTTGTCATTTAATACCCCTTATTGTTTTTCAATAATTTGTCTATGTTTTATTTTTTTTAATAGTTCAGTTGATAATTTAATCACATAATCGCTTATTTTGTCCGCTAGATAATATTCTCCCTCATTTTTTAATGCCTCTATTTCTGTATTTAGATTATCTAGGCGCTTTAATATTTGTATGTCTCTTTTATCTATCATTTAATATCTCCTGCTCTTGTATATGCGTATTTCTTCATGTCTTCTGATAGTTTATGAAAGGCATCTGCTAATTCAATCCACTGAGTAAACGTCATATTAGTGTGCTCACCATGAACGGCTAATGTTAGTGAGGAGTCGCTGCCTTTATCAAAGGCAAATCCGTGATATGGATTAGTTACAAATAATTCATATAGGTTCATTTCATCTTTTGTCATTTTCACCCCAGTTTATTATCAATCTATGGAAGTAATTATATATAATTTAAGTTATATAGTCAATGGTATGTATAATATATTTGCTTTTTTTGTGTTATGACACTAATATTTATATTTTATAGGGGTTTAAATGCAAAATTGTGATAATTCTACTGTGGATGATAGCTCAAATAATATAAAGTTGAGAGAGCATCTACGTGAGTGTATAGCTTCATTTGTTGGTGAGCATGAAACTTACTTTCGTGATATTATTGATGCTCTGGCTTTTAATATCATTTTAGCCTTTAGTAAAGTGCATGATAGTGATAACAGAACTCGGGAAATTAATTTCTTATGTGGCTATTTGAAAGCGCAAGTAGGTTTATTGAGTCAATATGAAGGTGCTAATGAAAAAGTGTTATAGGTGCAATGATACAGGCATGTATTTAGGGAATGGTATGATTATGACCGATTGCCAATTATGTGCACAGGATGATAATCATTACAATAAAATATGTGCTCCCACACTTGACAAGATTGATAGACGTAGTAAAGAATATAGAGATGCGATTAACGAGATTATGCGTACATCTGAATGTAATCGTGTAAAAGCTACTCAGATATTTGATAAAACTTATAGTAAAAGCTAAAACTGTATAGCTTTTCGGAATTATAAAAGAGGTAAACTATGGCTGCGCCTAAAACTGGACCAACAGCACCTCACGTTCCCACCGATAGATTAAGAGGCGAAGTAAGTGCTTTAACCAGCTTCGGAAACACTCAAGAAGAAATTGCTAGACATCTTGGAATAGATGAAGATACCCTTGCTAAATATTATCGCGATGAACTTGATAATAGTGTTCTGCGTGCGAACTCAAAAGTAGCTAAAGGTCTATTTAAGAAAGCTACTGAAGATGAGGATTTATCTGCTCAAATATTTTGGCTAAAGACACGTGCAAGATGGCGTGACCGTGATAGCGTTAATGAACCTGACACTAAACAGGTCAATGAAGATTGCAAGAAACGCATGCAAGAGCAAGATGAAAAAAACAAAAAACCATATTAAAGAATAAACCCGCAAAACATGAGCCCCTATTTTCTTGTGTTTATAGTGCGGGTTTTTATTTGTAGAAAACAACAAATAGGACTCGCAGCTGTTTATGAATATGAAAATTAAATATATATTGTTTGTTATTTTAGCTTTATCTTTTTCTCAAGGTTGGGCCTCATTTGTAGTTGGCTATGCTTCCGGTGTTTCTGCGGGGTCTTCTACCAATTCAAGTAATTCTGGTGGAGATGTCTTTATTTCACGAAAATTTGATTACATGATTGCTTGTGATTTGAAATACACAAAAATTGAGGATGGCAATTATGAATACTTTTGTTTTAATCCGCCTAAGAAAGATGAGATTTTATTTATGAGTACAATTTTTGGTGATAATCATTGGCCATCAAAAATTATTTATTATATGGGTTTTAAATAATTAACTCATCTATCATAGCGTGTAAGAAAGGATTATTGATGACAGATATTGAAACACTTGCTGAAAATTATAACAAGCTTGCAATTGAATATGATATTCTTAAAACTAGATTAAATAATATAGAATATAAGTTTCAGCAAGTAATATACCCGCTTCCTACTTTAAGAGAATTAGAGTCCCAAGTTGAATCTCATTCTGAAAGATTAGCCATGATTGATAATTGGCTTAAGAGGGGTATTTTTGATGTCACATCGAACCCAAATGCTAGATATTAGATTTTTATCAGTACAAAGAACTCAATCAGCCTAGGTAATGGTTGAGAGGCTAATCCCGACGGCCATAAGCGGAAGTAAATCTTCTGGGGGACTGCGACAGTCGGCAGTAGTAGAGGCTGTGGGAGGGTGAGAGGCCCTCTTATATTTACTTTGGCCGACGATATTAGGTCTTACTCATAATAAAGCAGCAATTAACTGTCCTAAAAGAGCCAGCGCCGACCGTGAGAAAATAGGCCGCCATTATCTCATTATTTTGAGGATGATATGCAAATTGTAGGTGAAAAAGTCCAGGGCTATAATCATTCGGAAATGCCTGAAGCAGGTGAAACAATAGCTGATTCATGGGATTTAGATATTCTATTACCTATGATTCGTAGCGCTTCTTATTATTTTAGAAGCCCTCAAGATTGCCCATTCGCTAGGGGAAATTGGCTTTTGGATATCAGGATGAAAGATGGTCAATTGCTTTGTTTTAAATTTCCTAAAGAAATGACTGAAAAGAGATTTATTGAATTCTTGCAGCCCTTGTTGTTAAAAATGAATAAAGGACCTTAATTGATTGAAGAACTAATAAAATGGCTTGATTTTATGATAGAAAATCAGGAAGAAATAAAACTAGAGTATGCGTATATACCACAACATTATCCAGACTGGAATAAGGGTTATCACGAAGCGCTGATTGATATGAAAAAACAAATAGATTTGATCAAAAAAGATATTTTTGATGGGCGCTTGAAAAAGTCATCGTTGTCCGTTGGTAATTCTGATTTTGAAGACGCACATTATAAAGGTGATTAATGTCTTATTATTACTTGAACGATGACCATACAATTAGACCATGTACGAAGGAAGAATGGATTGACCAATGTCATGAAATGTATGAAGGAAAAACAAGCAAACATGTAGCTGATGACGAAATAAATGGTTATCGCGTATCTACTGTTTGGCTGGTTATTAATCATAATTTTTTTAAAGAGGGGACACCGTTATTATTTGAAACCATGGTTTTTGATGGCAAAGATGAATCTATATACTGCGAACGCCATTCAACCTGGGATGAAGCCGAAGAAGGTCATAAGAAGGCTATGCAGTGGGTGAAAGATGGGCGTAATGATGAAATGGCTTAGTGTAATCATGGATAAATTGGCAGATAGGCTTTGCCCTAATGTTAAAGCTACCTGCATTCATGAACCAACTGATGACTCTTTAATCGTGGGTAAAATGTATAAAGACTTGTCAGGCGAACCTTTTCAGATAACTCATTATTCCTGTAAGAAATGTGGAGAGTTTTATAGATGAAATGGCTTAGCATCAAAGAACATACTCCTCCAAAAGATGGCTACTACATCGTAAGACTTGCATCTAACGAAGAAAATAGCGGTGATTTCATTTATGATGGCGAGTGGTTTGCAAATGGTCAGTGGATTCCATATATATTGAATGAGAACTGGCAAAGGACCCATTTCATTATTCCGGGCCCAGTATAATCATAATGAATATTACAGAACAGGATGAAGATGAAATCATAGCCATACAAATTGGAAGTGATATTTATTTTGGCCAAGCTGCAATTGATAAGTGCATTGAAGTACAACGCTTTAATCAATTACATCCACGCTCTACATTCAAATTTATAGCTGAACTAGATTTAGACCCAAAATGGGTTGAATATGCAGAATACCCAACAATATTTAAACTATCTGAAGTTGATAAACTATTTCGTGTTACCGAAAATATAAAATAAGTTACACAAATTTATTAGAGTCTAATATAGGTGACATAATGAATGATTTTACGAAAGAAGATTTAAAAATAATGTTATCTTGGCGCAATGATATGGTTTATACGAAAAAGCCAACGTCTCAAATGATTGTTAGCAACGAAAGATTAGGCAAAAAAATACAATCCATGATTGATAACTATGCGAGCATGACGAAAATGATTTGGAATAATGTAAAAGATAAATTACCACACCATAATCAAATCGTCTTAGTCTTTGCAAAAACAATCCGTAGTGTAGATGGATACGGGGTTGCAACTTTCATAGACTCTATAAAAATGAATGAAGAGTTATCTAAAGGCCCTTATGCTAATGAATGTGTAGATGTAAATAAAAATCCATATTATTTCGTTTCACAAGAAGTGAGGCAGCATATATTCAATAATGTTTCACACTGGATGCCTTTGCCGGAAGCTCCTGAATGAAAATCAGTGAAAAACAAATCATGCAGTTGATTAATTTAGTATATGAATATAGAACATATAATGTTTTAAAAAATGAGCCTATAGCTCATATTAATGAAACATTATATGAAATAGAAAATCAACAATCCGAAGAATTAAAGGTAATTGAATAGATTATTCACAAGATTATCTATAATTATACTATTTCCTAGTATTTAATTTAACCATTCTGTTAGTGTATCTTTTATACATCCCCCTAATAACAACACCTCTTGATTTTATTGGGTTTTGGTCACTAAGTCTGATTATTACAGTAACCAGACTTAGTTATTACATAAAACATTCTTGAAGTCATTCATTAATAATTTCCAGAAGTTCCACGTATTATAATTCTGTCTATATATAGTCTTTTTATATTATTATCTAGTAATTCAAATTTAAACCCTTTTTCAATTAACTCATTTGCCAAATGCTGTATGCCCATTCCAAGTCTTGCATAGACGCAGTCCTCTGATTCCATTTTTTTTATAAGATTTAATATTTCTTTTTCCGAGGCTGTGCTTTTGAAGTTGAAATATTCTTCATAATGCCCATTATTGGCATCAACAAATACGTAATCGTTCATTAATAAAATTCTCTACATTTTACACATTTATTTTTAGGTGGATTGCTTGTATATATCAGGCCATCACTTTCATGATTACACTTATAGTTATCAATCATGGATTGGATTTTTATTATAATACTATCACACATTTCCTGATATTTCTTACCTACATGTACGCATCGCGGGAGATACTCAATCCCGTTCTTTAATGCGATTAGTTCTTTTTTCGTGAATGGATTCATATTTAAATCCTTCCTCAATAATAATCATCTTTATCGTATATTTTATAAACATCACTAAAATGTTCCCTTAAAACTTCAGCATCATGACTTTTTGAATAAGTGCCGCGAAGATTCATGATATTATCAACAGATACATAATTAGATTTTCTAGGTCTACGATAAGATGTTAGTGGGTCCCCATATCTTACAGTTCTCTGATAATGCTTATCGCACATGCCTTTTGATCTGGCAAGATTTTCACAATCATCCACATCACATACTCGTTTTCCATTCCCTTGAAGTCGTGTAGAAGGAATTTTTAATACAATTTCTCTATAATGTTTATAGCAATACCCTTGAGTACGTTTATTAGCAGTACAGCCATAATGTCTGCATTCTTTTCTAACTAATATCTTTGGCAATAATTCAGGAGTGCCGTTAGCCATCCATCGAGTATAATGTTTTAGGCAATAACCCTTGCATTTGTAAGGTTCTTGGCAATCTTTCACAGAACATTTTTTATCATTAGGCGCTTTCTCTCGTGGGATTGCTTTATGAGGGGCACCATATTTCGTTATTTGATTATAATGATTAGAACACCATCCTTTTGCCCGATGAGCATTCGTACATCCTTCAAAGGAGCATTTTCTATCGGATTTATGCAATCCTTTGGCTTTAGATCCCCCTAGTTTTCCTATAACATGAAGTTCTTCACCATTATTCCACATATTGTAATGAACCTTACAATATCCTTTTGCGACGTGCTTCCTATCGCAACCCTGAAATGTACATGTTTTCATTGTCGTCCTTGATGTGTTAATTATTAATTATTCATGCATCCTGCATATGTACTTATAATAAAATTATGACACAATATAATAAAAGTTAAACTATTAAGGAATATAATGAGATTTAGTGTTATAGCGAAAGCTTCGAAATGGTTTTGATTATGAAAACAAAAATAGGGATGTTAAAGAAATACGTAGAACGCCAAGCGTTCGATCATGGATTATGGCAGGACCACGATGAGGTATCAAAGGCATATTTACAACAGGAACTACGCCGCATTACCTGGATGATAGAAGATGCTACAATTCAGCAAATTACTGATGAGATAAAACGATATGACGTGCGTTGACAAAGATGATATCGCATCTCGTTTGCGTTCAAGCTTTATAGAATTTACAAAATTCTTTTACCCAATTCTTACGGGTAGACAATTCATTATATCAAATCCTGTAGGACGCGAATCCCATCACATCATTATTGCAAGAGCATTATCATCTGCATGTAGGCTTGAAATTCCTAACCATAAGCTTTTAATAAACGTCTCTCCTGGTTCTGGTAAGTCGACAATGCTGGCTATGTGGGTGGCGTGGACTATGGCAACATTTCCTGATTCACGTTTCCTTTATATCTCCTATTCAAAGGTATTGGCGGCAAAGCATACAGAAACCATAAAGCGCATTATGCAGCTTTCCCACTATCAATTTTTGTTCAATGTAAGGATTAGACATGACTCGAAAGCAAAAGAGTATTTCCAGACAACCAATGGTGGAGCCGTTGCAGCATTTGGTAGCGGAGGTGCAATTACTGGTCAAGACGCTGGCCTACCAGGACTTGAACGATTTTCAGGTGCGGTCATTATTGACGACGCTCATAAACCAGATGAGGTTCACTCTGACACTATTAGACAATCAGTTATTGACAATTATAGGGAAACAATCCAACAGCGTGCTCGAGGAATCAATGTCCCATTTATCTTCATTGGACAACGTTTGCACGAAGACGATTTAGGCGCTTATCTCATTGAAGGGAAAGATGGCTATCAATGGTACAAGGTAATCCTAAAAAGCATCGATGAGGCAGGTAACGCGCTTTATCCTGAAGTCGATACCCTACAAAAGTTACTAAAGAAACAAGAAACTGACCCCTATGTATTCTCATCACAATACCAACAAGATCCAATTCCCTCAGGAGGTGCATTATTCAAGCCCGAATGGTTTGTTATGCTTGACGAGGAACCTCAAATATTGTATAGCTTTATCACTTGCGATACGGCAGAAACCGCTAAAAGCTACAATGATGCGACGGTATTCTCATTCTTTGGTATTTATGAAATTGATTCTTATGGTGTTAAAACTGGACAATATGGTTTACACTGGATTGATACATTAGAATGCAGAGTTGAGCCAAAGGACCTTAAACCAACATTCTTAGAGTTTTGGTCGCAATGTATGCGTTACAAGCGTCCACCACAAATGGTTGCAATTGAGAAGAAATCTACCGGTGGAACATTACTTAGTTTGTTAGATGAAATACGCACAATACGTATAACGGATATTCCAAGAACTAGGGAGCAGGGAAATAAAACTAAACGCTTTTTGGAGGTGCAGCCTTATATTGCCGAGCGCCGTGTATCTTTCCCAACAATGGGTAGACATGTTAAACTATGCATTGACCACATGAGTAAGATTACTGCTAATGAGACCCATAGATGGGACGATATTTGCGATACAGCTGCGGATGCTATTAGAATGGCATTGATTGAAAAGACTTTAATATCTGCTAATGTGAATGCACCAAATTATGAGGAAATCGGCAAGAGCTTAAGAGGTACTACTAATACGATTAATAGATTACGGAAAAATGCTTATGTCAGATGATGATAAATATATGGAAAATTTTACACAAATCTACATAGAAGAATTTTCCAGAGAAATCGAAAAAGAAGTTTTAAAAGTAATCGATGATAATGTGCAATTATATAGAGAAATTGAAGAAATAAATTTTGAGTCAGCTAAATAAATTGATAAGACTTTAATGAATAATAGTTAATAGTACTAAAAAGAGAAAGGATTTCTCTTCAAGGAGCTACAACAATGAGGGACGTAGCGCAGCGTTATCAAGATAATCTTGCTCGCATTAAGAAATCTGTACGTAATGCACACGATTATTTTAAATCAAACTACGATAGATACACAGAATTTAGAAAATTCGTTTTCGATTCGTCATTAACCAATGATGAAATCACACTACTTATGACGATGAATCGTCCTCAGCTTGAATTCAATGTTCTAGAAGCTTATATAAGTCGTCTATTGGGTGAATTCTCAAAGCAAGAGCCAGATATTGCCGTCAATGCTTACGATGAGGATAAAGCAGATCCTATCACCATAAAAGTCGTAGAGCAACACCTAAAACACGTGTTCATGGATGCCGATAATGAGCATCTACGCTACGAGGTATATAAAGACCTACTTTCCGGAGGCTTTTCGGCCGTTAAAGTATTCACAGAATACGAACACCCAATGTCTATGAACCAAATTATTAAATTCACCAAGTGTGAGCCCACACTCACAGGATTTGATAAACTCGCTCGCTTCTCACATAAGGGTGATGGCCAATTTTGCTTCGAACTTTACCCTAAAAATAAGGATGAATTCCTAGAGGAGTATCCTAACATTCCTGTAAATACTTTGTCATTCAGGCGAGATTTTGCAGGGTTCAACTGGTCTTATCAAAATGACAATAGCCAGATTATCGTTGTTGCCGATTACTACGAGAAACATCGTAAAGAAGAAACCATAGTTCAAGTTCGAGACGGCAAGGTGATGACGAGGCACGATTATAATAAGATGATTGATACATGGAATGACATTACCGTCCCGCCATCAATCGTCGGTAAGCCACGAAAGACATTCGTTGATAAAATTGTAAGATATAGATTAATTGAAAATCAGGTTTTAGAGTACGAAGAAACGGATTTCTCACATTTACCACTGGTCTTTATCGATGGCAGCTCAATCATGATAAAGACGCCCCTAAATGGGAACATTAGACAGGTAACGAGGCCCTATGTTTATCATGCAAAAGGTGCGCAACGTCTTAAGAATTATGCGGGTATTTCCCTTGCTAATGAAATTGAAAATACGGTACAGCATAAATTCATGGTGGCAAAGGAAGCTTTACCTAAAGAGGAGATTTATCTTGATGCCTATAAGGATGTACAAAAGGAAAATGTACTTGTCTTTAATTCCGTACATGAGGCCAATCCAGAGATGCCTATTAATAACCCTATACGCGAAGTTCAGCGTATTCCAGCTCCTCCAGAAATTGCGCAAGCCTTTACAGGCGCAGATTCCCTCATCCAAAATGTATTGGGTTCCTATGATGCTAGCCTTGGCATCAATAACAATCAGCTGTCTGGGATTGCCATCGTGGAAGGGGCTTCTCAGTCAAACGCTACTGCTATGCCTTATGTTGTGGGTTGCCTACAAGGCTTTCAAAGGCTAGCACAAATCTATGTTGATTTGATGCCCAAATACATGGTCACACCTAGAACCATACCAATATTAGATGAAGATGGCATGCGTCACTATGTGCGTATCAACCAAGAACAGGGTTTGCCTATGGACTTTGATACGAATGTATTGAATGTCGTCGTCAGAGCAGGCGCAAGCTTCCAGGTCCAAAAATCACGTACGATTATGATGGTGAAAGAAATGATGGGTATGTCCCCATTGTTTGGCCAATTTATGGCAGAGAAGGGCTTGAATTTTATTCTTGATAACATGGAAGGCAAGGGCATCGAAGAACTTAAGGCTCTTACGAAAGAATGGGTGGAGCAATACCAACAAGAAAAAGCCCAAGCGCAACAAGCTGCTCAACAAAACCCACAGGCTATGAAGACCCAATTGGACATGGCTAAGATGCAACAACAAGGCCAGAAAGACCAGATGGGATTTCAATTAGATATGGCGAAATTACAACAAGATGAAAAGAAAATAATTGCTGACTTGCATTTAGGAAAAGAATCTGCAAATGTACAATTAGTTAAGGCATTAACCGAACGATTTGCAAAACAGGTTGATTTAGAACTTAAGGGCCATGACATGAAGCACAGGCATACAAAAGAAGCCATAGAAACGCATCACACTATTAAGAAATCAGCAAATGAAAAGCACGGACACGCTGTACATTAATGGCATAGACTTACTGAAGGAAGGCATGGAAACCATTAGGTTCAGCAAATTTATTGAAGAGGTATTAGGCGCACAATTAGAAGAAATTTACAAAGATTATATTATAGAGGATGATAATAATAATGAGCAAGGTGAGCTGGAATGATTTATTTAGCGCAACATTTAAAGAGCTTAAGAAGACTTATAAACTATCTGATAGAGCGCTTGAACAAGCCGTGGGTAAGCACCTAGATGGTGCGAATGCTTCTGAGAAGCGACAAATGTATCACACTGTTTGGGATAAGAGGGATAAATAATCATGCCACTTAAAAAAGGTGCCAAACCAGGCAGTAGTGGATTTAAAGATAATATTAGAGCAGAAATAGCAGCTGGGAAGCCACAAAAGCAGGCGGTTGCTATAGCTTACAGTGAATCCGGTGAGCTAACGAATAAAAAGAAAAAGAAACGATAACCAAAACCGACAAGGAGTCACAAATGAAACACCATGAAGAGCATAAGAAAGAGCATCACAAAAAAGAACATCACAAGGTTCATGAACATAAGCATGAAGCTCATAAAGAGATGCATCATCACCACAAAGAGATGCATAAGCACCATATGTCTGAGGCCAAAAGACATGAAAAGATGATGCACAAACATCACCATGGTAAAAAAAAATGAGTCATCCAGATGAGAAACAAAATAAGGAATTGGTTAAAAAAATGGTTAAAAAAGCTTGTCTTAAATGAATTACAAGCTCGATGACATCCAATTAGAGCTTAGTAGAATCAGTGCTGAGCTTGATTTGGCAACTGAATTCTTTATTGAAACTCTGAACACTTTTAATAATAGGCTAGAGAGGGCCGAATTATGGATAGAAGACCTAAAAAAGCGGATGTTAAACTAGACAAGAGCCCTTATAATAGACGTGAGGAAGCGTCCATGGACAAGGCTTTTAAATCAGTCGAAAGAGGAGTTAAACCCGTGGCTAAAGATACGAATAAAACACGCAGAAAGACTACTAAAGCAAGAACCGTTGGCGCTACTGTTAAAAAAGTAAAACCAGCACCTAATATTGAAAAAGTTATGAAGCGTAAGATTAATACAAGTAGAAAGGGTAGTATTTATGACTAATTGGAGCATAATATGAGTCTATTTAGCTCTATTATCTTGCCTCAACTGGAAAAAGAATTAATAGCGGCAAGTCCTGAGATTTCTGCTTTTATCATTAAGCAATTAGGAAGCATTGCTATGGAAGTGATGCATTGGGTTAATGAAAAATCCAATGATAAATCTAAAATAGATAGAAATCACAAGGAGGAATGACTATGACTGAAAAATGGATACAAAAGATGCATATGAAAAAAGGTGCGCTGCATAAGTCTTTAGGCGTTCCAGAGGGTAAAAAAATTCCTGAGAAGAAGTTAGAGCGTGCAGAGCACAGTAAAAATCCTACTTTGAGAAGAAGGGCAAATTTAGCAGCGACACTTTCGAAACTTAGAAAGCACTAATAACAATAATCATTATAATAAGGACATCAAAATGAGCAGAAAACACGAATACCCACCTATGCATGGTATGATTGATAACCGCATGGTTCATGATAATCACCAACAGGGAATAGAGCGCGTTAAGCAACGCCGTAGTGAGCGAAATCCAGATGACTGTGATGGCCACTATGGAAAAATGGGACCTGGCGATAAAGCGCACTGGAATCGTAATCGCGGTTCTTTAACTCCCAAAACAGCATAACGCTTTATTTTAAAGGACTATTATAATGACTAGTATAATTCAGTTTCCCGTACCGATACCTGTTACGAACGGCAATCTACCACAATTTAAGTTTGCTATTTTTGGCGACAATCTAGCAACAGTTACTACAGCAGGATACCTTACATCAGCTGCAATTGCATCAGGAATAGCATTGTCCAATGCTGATGTGATTATGGCTTTATACAGTTTTAATATTCAGACACAATCAGGCACATTTGGTATATTTACAGTAAGTATTTCATCGAGCACGGGACAAATTACACTGTCTCAATGGGCAAACTCGGGTGACGCGGTACTCCCAACAACGGCTAATTATCTGGCGCATTTTACTAATACCACAGGTACTATTTCTTCCGCTGCAGGTAATGTGATTCAACCTGGTAATATATCAGCAGGTTTAGCGGCTGGAGGTACAGCAGGAACACTGGCTTCATTCCCCGCAACAGGTTCTAAGGGCTCATTAATCCTTGCGGCCGTTGCTAATACCGGTAATACCAATACCACAATAAGCAATGCAGCAATGGGTCAGGCTTCTGTAATTAGTATTCCAGATCCTGCTGGGGCTACCGCTGATTTTGTGATTGCTCCTGCGGCTTTGGTAAATAACAATTTAGTGAAAGCAAGCGGTACGGCGGGACTTGTGGCTGATGCGGGCATTGCTGCCAGCGCTGTTGCAACCTATACTGGCTCTACAGTAATTGGTAATCTTGTGAAGGCATCCAGTACCACGGGACAAATTACAGATGCAGCATTTGCGTTACATGCGGCAACCACAAGCGCTTATGCTGGAGGTGGTACAAGTAATGCGTTTACTACCACCAACATGACAGCAAGCAGCATTGTTACAGCGACCATCTTAACCCAGACCAATACAGCTAGCATTGTGAAAGCAGTTCCAGGAACTAATACACTGACAGTAACCTTCAGTGCCGATCCAGGTGCAAATACAACGATTAGTTGGATTTCTGTAACCCCTGCTGGATAAAAGAGTTGTTTCCCCCTGGGCGGGTTTACTCCAATTTCCCCGCCCCTTTTTATCACTGACTTGATCTCATATTATTCTCAAACCATTCGTTTACTTCTTCTTCTTTGTAGTAAGCCTTACCATGTAACTTATGGTACTTAGGGCACTTGCCCTCATAGCGTGCACGCCTAAACCATTGCGTCGATAAACCATATTTTTTTGATAATTCTTTCTCAAGCAAATAATTTACCCCTGATATTGTTATCATTTTAATTATCCTTAATCAAATGTTTATAACTCCACTCATAGTTTATCTCAAAAGGTAATTGATATTGAACAATTATCTTCACTTACATAAAGTCGTACTGTGAGCTCGGCAATATCTTATCTATATCGGTTAAAACCCCATAAGTAAGTGTTGTCAATGGTGCTAAGGATAGCAATTTCACCGAGACCCACGCGTTATGTGGGGCGAAATTTAAGCGTGATGGCGTTAATAATCCGAGACCTGTGCGTGACGCAGAGGAACTTACCGTGGCGGGGCAAAAGCTAGAAGGGACTTATGGATAATAGTGTTATGGATAACGCGTCTGATAATCAGACTCAGGTTGAATCATTACCCCAGGCAACTGAGAAGATGATTCCGCAATCTCAGGTAAATGATATTGTTGGTAATGCAAAGCGTGAAGCGGCAGAGCGTGCAGTTGAGGCCTATAAACGGCAGAATCAACAAGCACAAGCTCAATCGCCACAACATCAAGAGCCAGTGTCACATCGCAATATGTCGGAAGATGACATAAAACGTATGACGGATGATAGGATTAAGACTCACTTTACAGAACTTGAGCAACAAGCTCAAGAACGTGCAAATGTTGATGCTGCTAATCGTATTGTTGGCATGTTTCGTGACAAGATTGTAGCTGGGAAAGACAGGTATGAGGATTTTGAGAACGTGACCGGCAATGTTGCGATGCAATATTACCCCAATGTTGTTCAGCTTTTGGCGGAGCAAGTGGATAATAGCGCTGACGTACTGTATCACTTGGCTAAGAATCGAGACAAGCTTTATAGGCTTGAGGGACTTAGCTCTCACAATTCATCGGATGCCATCTACGAGATTAAACGCTTGTCTGAATCAATAAAGGCAAACGCTGAAGGCTCAAAAATGAAAGATACCCATGCACCATTATCACAACAAAGACCTTCTAACACCGGAACGGATTCGGGTGGTTCTTTGTCTATGACGGATTTGAAACGTAAATACAGGGCATAGAGCGCCTTCGAATCCTAACTTAAAGGACTAAAGTTAGGAGTACTTAACATGGCAGTTTTCCCCACTAATATTTTACAACAGGTACAAACCTATCAACGCTCAGGTTTGGCTCTATTACAAAACTTATGTTGTCATATTTCAACATTCAATACCAAATTTAAAGACTTTGATAAAATTCAAGCAAACTTAGGTTCTATTGTAACCTTCGACTTGCCACCACGATTTACAACAACAGCAGGTCTTGTTGCAGCATTCCAGCCCGCCGTACAGCGTGTGCAATCATTAGCGTGTGACCAAGCTAATAACACATCATTCGCCGTAACCTCACAACAACGTATCTTCAACTTAGAAAAAGGCGAAGAAGATTACATGCGCGTGTTTGGTAAGTCTGCCATTGCAGAACTTGCAGCGTTAGTTGAAGGCAATATAGCACTTAACTGGGCGTCAGGTGTTGTAAGCCAATTAGATGGCACAACCAATGTATTTTCAGGTCCCTATAGATATTATGGTAATGGAACAACTGCTATAGCCTCATACCAACAGCTCGCCCAAGCCATTATGTTCTTCAAGAACTATGGTGCCGTATCTGAAGGCATTAAAGTGTACTTACCTGATACCGTAGTCCCTGCCGTTGTTGGTAATGGTCTAAACCAATTCGTTCCCCATCGTAACGATGAAATCGCAATGTCTTGGGAAGTAGGGGATTTTGGTACGCCATTAGTAAGTTATTACCAGTCTAACTTAATGCCGATACACGTATCAGGTAATACAGGTATATTGCAGCAAACTTTAACCGTGGTTTCAACCAACGATCCAACTGGTCAGAACGTTACACAAATCACTGTAAGTGGTGCATCTGCATCTGATACCAGTGCGGTACTTGCAGGAGACTTGTTTAGCTTCCAAGATGGCGTCAGTGGTCAACCAAATATGCGTTATTTGACATTTATTGGTCACTTCCCATCTGCTAACCCTGTTCAATTTAGAGCAACTGCAAACGCTGCCTCTAATTCATCAGGTGTTGTCACAATCAATATTACACCTGCATTAAACTGGGCTGGTGGTCAAAACCAAAACCTCAATAACCCAATTGCAGCTGGTATGCAGATTCTTGGCCTGCCATCTCACAGATGCGGTGGTATTTTGGGTGGTGATGCGGCTTATTTAGCAATGCCTCAATTACCAGAACAAAGCCCGTACGATACGGCTAATGAATACGATGAAACAACAGGCGCTTCATTACGTCTGACCTACGGTTCTTTATTCGGTCAAAACCAAACCGGTATGATTTATGATGAAACTCATGGCTCAGTGATTGTTCCTGAGTATTCCATGCGTTACGTCATTCCATTATCACAAGGTTAACAATAGGGCCTACACCTCTGGGTAACTACGTGTAGGTTGTCTAAATAAGATTGAGGATATAAAAAATGGCTACTCCACAAATCCAAAATGAAACAATTTATCCATTACCACGCCTCTATATACAGGGCCTACAATTATCAGCAGCAACACCAACTGCGGCTACTGTTATTGCGGTATCCCCCGGGGCTGCTCGTGACTCTACCAATAGCATTGATATGGTTGTTGGTCTTAACAACTATTTTGAAATTGATAACCCAGCAGTACAATTCCAAGGTTATCAAGCAGGCTTATTTGTTAACTCTGCTATAAATGGTGTTAATGGCCTTGATACAGGAACAATTGCTGCAAGTACCCAATATGCAGTTTACTTGATTGGTGATTCACGAAACTATAAAAACACTGCAGCTGTTCTTAGTTTAACTAGTAATACTGCTCCATTGTTGCCATCAGGCTATGATTCTTATCGGCTCATAGGTTTCTGGGCAACGGATGGTTCTAGTCATTTTGTATACGCTACTAATAAACCACAAAATATTGGGGGACTGTTAACTTATTTTAACTCCCCTGCTGTGTCTGTGCTTTCTGGTGGTACTGCTACAAGCTTCACCGCTATAGACTTAACTACTAATAGCGCAATTCCTACAACTACGCTTCAAAATATAATCGTGACCTTACTGGTTACTTTTACACCTGCAGCAGTTGGAGACACTGTACAGTTTAGACCTACTGGTTCTAGTGCAACAGGCGGTTTAGCTACGATTACAGGATTGGTTGCAGGCTTTGCTCAGACGCAGTACATCCAGGTAATAGCAGGCGTTGGTTCATCTAAGCCTGAGATTGATTACAAGGTAACCTCTGGTTCTGACGCTGTATCTGTAGCTGTAGCTGAATGGGCAGGTGTTTCTAATAGCGCATACCCTGCATTGGTGTAATTTAACAAGGAGCGGTAATTATGGGCCAAACAGCACAGCAATTAATTACTCGCTCCTGGTTTTTATCAGGAATTATTGCAAGAAACCTACAGGTTCCTACTGGCGACCAAATCTATGATGGTTTACAAATGCTCAATGATTTGCTTAATTTCAAGCAAATTGAGACGGATTTAATACCTTATTGGCAATACATTACATTTAATGCAGTTCCTCAACAGGAGTTTTATTTCCTGCCTAATGTTGCGGCTATTGAAGAGTCTACATTTAATATAAATGTCGTCCGATACCCTATGGTATCAACCTCCCGAAGTAACTATAAAGGCTCATCACGGGTTGATAACATTTATACGCTACCTTTTTCTTGGAACTATGAGCGCGGTGTTGGCGGTGGTACATTTGGCATGTACTTCATACCAGACCAGCCTTATCCAATTAAGATGATGGTTAAAATTTTCTTAGTTGATGTCACTTTACAAACGGATTTACAAGATGTTACGGCTACTTTTACTAACCCTTACAATGTGCCTAATTATACTGCTTATAGTTTTATAAATAATGGGATACAGGGCTATGATACTTCGTATATTGAATACTTACGCTATAGTTTGGCGCGATATATGTGCAGTGAATATGGGATTATATTTAATCCTGAATCAGAAAAAATATACCAATCCATGGCTCGTAAATTGATGTATATGGATCCACCTGATTTGTCCGGGAAAAAGTTATCGATATTGTATGCGGATGGTGGGCCAGGTTATAATTGGGGTGATGTAAATTTGGGCAGAGGGTGGAGACCTTGACCATATTGTTTGTTATTTATACTTATATGATGCTCATTTATACGTTGACACAGAATAGAATTATAAATATAAGATGGTTTCTAACAAGGAGCCGATAATGATAGAAGTTGAAATAAAAGGTAAATGTTTGAGTTGTGACGAAACTTCAAACGATGATCAACTTCATGTCTATTGTAGTAATTGTTCAAATGAATTGTATAAATTAGAAGATATAGAATATGCCATAGAATCTATAACGACGAATGACTATCATTGGACTGACCGTGAATTTTATGTCGGATTTAAAGATGAAGAAGAAAAAGATTTATTTTTGCGTGGTATAAAGAAAGGATTTAGTGATGCATTGTTCCATTTGTGTGACTATTTCGGAACCATGCATATTTTTGACGATTTTTGTAAAAAGTATTATAAAGAAAAAGAATAATATTTAATCAAGGAAGGTCATGATAGAGAATCAAGCAATTATAGACAAACAACTTATACTCGAATCACGCCTAACAAGGGTTGAAGCAAGTACTTTATATATTCAGGATGAACTTAAGGACATCAAAAATAGTATACGCTGGTTAACGGGGCTCGTGTTTACGATGAATTCCACCATTTTAGGCGTAGTTACGAAAGGATTTGGTATTTTGGGATGAAGATCGGAAAAGTATGGGCACCTGAGACGCCTACAAATGAGTTATCTCAAATCGCGATTCGTGAATTGCGAATACTAATAGAAAAGATTTTCTCTTACAGGAAAAAGGATTTTCCCAAAAATGATAACAAGAGGCCCGAACTTTAAACGAGTTGTAGATGAACAAAATTGTAATTTGTACAAAACATGATGTAGAAAAAAGAAAAGTTGGTAAGAGTGAAAAATTTAGATGTCATATTTGTCATAATGAAAAATCGAAACGAAGGTATTTCGAAAAAAATAAAGACAAGATATTGGCCAAGATAAATTTATCTACAGAAGAAAAGAAAGAGAGATTCAAGCAGAGAGATAGAGATTATAAGAAGAAAATATATTATGAAAATAAAGAACCTTTTATTCAAAGGGCAAAGAAATGGTACGAAAAAAATAAGGAAAAACGAAGAAAAACTAGATTACTAAAAGATTATGGAATCACATTAGAGGAATATACTTTAATGTGTAAAGAACAGAATAATAAATGTTTAATATGCAATAAAGAGGAAATTGTGCTTTCTAATAAAACAAAAAATATCAAAAGATTATCTGTTGATCATTGTCATGCTACCAAAAAGGTAAGAGGTCTTTTATGTAGTAAGTGTAATTGTGTCATAGGATATGCTGGGGAATCTATTGAAATATTAGAAAATGCAATCGAATATTTAAAAGGGAATAAGCCATGATAACAAGAGGAAATAATTTTAAAACATTTCCTCTTAATTTGGTGGGAAGCTCGGTATTCGGAAGATATCCCAAAATAAATATTGAGAAAACTGTAAATTTATTTATCTCAGACAAATTCATGGTTCCCTATGCAGGCTATACCGTAGGAATACCGTCTAGTGAATTTAATGGCGGTACTGTAGGACGGGCCATATTCACGAGTACAAAATTTGGTAAATTAGTAGTGGTTATCGGTGCTAATGTTTACTTAGTGACTATATTTTACGATCAACAACAAGAAAAAGTAACCTCATTCCAGGTCATACCAATTGGAACATTGCAGACTACAACAGGCGTTGTATACATTGCGGAGAATAATAAACCAGGTGGGGCACAGATTGGGATATCTGACGGGACTGCGTTTTATATTTATGATCCAACGCAATCGCCATCATTTCAAGCAATATCAATCGATTTCACACCAGGATATCTAACTTTTCATGATACTTATTTCATCATGCCGGCCATTGGCACGAGTAATTGGCGCTTGTCATTAACTAATGACGGTACAAGCTGGCCTGCTGATAAAAATCATATAGGGGCTCTACAAACAAAGCCTGACAATGTACAAGCGGTTGTACGATTCCCGTCAAAAGGCAATATGATTTTTGTGATGGGAAGTATTGTAACGGAAGCTTGGTTTGATACTGGTGCCGCTATATTTCCTTATCAGCGATTGAATCAGTTTAATATTGACTACGGATGTGTGCAACCTGCAACCGTTGCTTACATGGATGAATATGTCGTATGGCTTGCTCAAAATGAAAAATCTGGCCCTATTATTATGTATTCAAACGGCGGTATGCCTAAGAAAATTACAACTGATGGTATCGATTATGTGTTCTCGCTGTTGCAACATCCAGAAGATTCACAAGGATTTATTTATCGTCAGGATGGCCATTTGTTTTATCATATTAATTTCTATTCTGATAACCTATCCCTTTTTTATGATTTCAATACAGATAAGTTCTATCACGCATGTGACCAAAACCTCAATTACTTCATCGCCTCCGAAGTATCATACATAGATAATCAATACTATTTTATATCAAAAAATAATGGCAATTTGTTTTCATTTGATACGGTGTTTACAACCTATCAAGACACCAATGCAATTACAGGGGCACTAGAGACGCATGAGATACCACGCATTAGGTCTTGTGCTAATGTACGCACCCCTGGTCAAGATTACATGATCATTAATGATGTAGGTTTCACGATTGAATCAGGCGAAACAGACTACGAGCAACAACCCTTAGGTGAAATCATACTCATTACCCAGGATGGGCATCCATTGATTACCCAGGGTGGATTCTTAGGCCTTATGACCCAGGATGAGGAGCAGCTGATAAGTCAGGATGGGGTATTGCTGGTATCACAACAAAATAAATTAGGCTCACAAGCTCTGTTAATAGCCCAACAAGGGGCGAACACTGGCATAAGTAACTTATCACTGCCTCATGTAGATCTCTCCATATCAGACGATGGTGGCGCTTCTTTCGGTAATGAATGGGCATATTATCTTCCAGCCATAGGACATAGAAAGAATCGTCTCCTATGGTGGCAATGCGGAATTGCCAATGACTTTGTGGCACAGTTTAAGTTCTGGGGTATGGGTAGATTTGTTGCAACTGATGGCGAAGTGAATGTGCGTATTTAATAATAATAAATTATATATTTAAATATTTTATTATTGTTATTAGTAAGCAGTAAAAAATGTATATTATTTGAAAAATTAATATTTACAATTACTTGCGATGATTAACAAGCTATGGATTAATCATACAAAACGTGAATATTATTTGTGTATATCTTTTGGAATTACTATAAATCTAATGATATGAACAGTTTTTGTTAAAGGAATTAACAGGATGCCAACAGTTATAGATAATCCATTCTCATTGTTCCCTGATTTACCAAGGGAGTCTCCAGCTGTAACCCCTGATGGGAATTTTTCTTTTCTGTGGGCATTAGGATTTGCGAATTTGTTTCAAGCTTTGCAAGAGAATTTTTCTAATGAGGGTATTAAATTCCCGAATTTAAGTGCGTCACAGATTGCAGCAATACAAGCTGTTTATACGCCTTACATTGGTACACCATTGCCCGATAATTTATCTGACATTAGTGGTCAGGCAGTGTTTGATACAGACAATAGAGTTTCAAAACAATTTGTAATAACATATGATGGAGCTACACCGCCAAATATTGTAACGGCACAGTGGCGAACGTTTATGTACGTATGATTAAGGATAATCATTATGAGCTGGTTTAGCGAAATATTTGGAGGCGGTCATAATCCCGCCAATGCTGCAATGCCCTATATCAATCAAATACCTGGGGCTACTAACCAGTATATGCAGCCTTATTTTCAGGCAGGAACAAACGCCTTACCTGGTTTACAAGACCAGTATAAGAACCTATTAAACGACCCAGGTGGAATGACTAATAAGATTGGTCAGGGCTATCAAGAATCCCCAGGCTTTAAATTTGCCCTACAACAGGCTTTAAACGCTGGTAACAATGCGCAAGCTGCAGGTGGTATGTCAGGTACCCCACAGCATCAATTTCAGGCTATGCAAGAGGCTACAGGGCTTGCTAATCAAGATTATGGTAATTGGATGAATCGGGCACTTGGTCTTTATGGTAGCGGATTAACTGGACAGCAAAATATGGCTGGGATGGGGCAACAGGCTGGTAGTAGCTTGGCTAATATGATTGCCCAAACATTGGCTCAACAAGGTAATATAGCATTCCAAGGTGACCGCCAACAAAATCAAAATAGAAACGATGCATTTAGTAATATATTTAATACTATTGGTGCTTTTGCTGGGTTTAATCCATGGCATATGTTGGGAAATATTTAGGGGTGAGACATGACATTTACATTCACTAATTATGCGGGCATAGAACCACAAAGATCTCCTTTTCATGATTTGATTGGAAAGATTTTAAGTGGTTATGGCGGAGCTGTTAATGCTAGATATATGCCGCGTGAAAAAGAGGCTGATATTTTTCATAAACAGATATCGCCATTAGCCATGCTTGCAAGCAGCCCCTATTTTTCTTCGTTACATCCTGAACAACAACAACAAATTGCAGGTTATGTTCAGCAAATGCTATCAAAACAAATGCAAGGTAGCCCTTTATTTCAAGGTATGAGTGGCATTCAAGGTATTCCACAAGGACAAGCTAATGCAATTCCACAAAATCAGTCATCTGGTTTTGGAGCTCCTAATATGCAAATGCCACAAATGGGGAATCCAGACCAATCATTAGCACCTCAAAATGCAGCTGAACATTTTACTAAGAAATTTACTCAAAGTTCTTTGGCTCCTGGTGCACCATTTAGGGGTGCAAGTGGGGAAACCGTGTATACCCCCCCTTCTGGTGCCGTATCTGAGGGTATTAATGTTCTAACAAATACTAAAGGTTTAAAGAAATTATTCGATCAGTATGCATCTACGTTGCCAGAATTAGCTAATGCACCAGAAGTACAAAAATCATTGTCTAGAGGCGCTAGCGAAGTAGAAAAATTAGGAGAAAGATTTAATCTTCCATTTACTAAGCAAATATCTAATATTTTAGGTGGAAATAAATTATCACAGCAACAGGCAAGCATAGCATCCCTAAAGGCTCAAATGGGCCCATCATTACGAGCTTTACATTTCAATAATGATGAAATTAACGATATGTTTAGTATTCATCCTGGTGAAAATAGAAAAAATGTTAAAGACAGACTGATGTCTATATGGCCAGTAATCGAGAAAAGAATAAATTTACATAGGAAAAATTTGGAAGAGGGGGTTAACGTAAGTAAACGACCTTTATCTTCTAATGATATGAATATGAACAATGAATCATCTGAGGGCGTGCCATTGTCACAAGCTAATGGTGGTCATGTATTATTAATGGCTCCTGATGGTACAAGAGGATGGGTGCCAGCTGATAAAGCCTCTGAGTTGATTAGATTAAAAAATTTGAAGAGGGTTAGTTAAAATGTCTAGGGAAAAATTTGATTGGTCATCCGTTGGAGGTTATCCAGCTGATGAAGCACATATGACACCATCTATAAATCAACCAAATCAATCATCATTATTAGACAAAATAGCTGAATCTTTATCTGGAGCAGGATTAGGGCTTGCACAAGGTGGGAGTGATATCGGCGCTAACATTGCTCATTTTCCTAGTGATGTTTACACATATTTTACTGGTAAACCTGGTTATGATACCCCAAAACCAGATTTAAGATCGTGGGGACCGCAATCAGATGTTGGTAAGGGAGCAGAATCACTGGGTGAATTTGCTGCCCCTTTTGCACTCTCTCCTGGGTTAGCCCTAGAAACACAATTAGGAAAATCATTATTTGGTGGGAAGCTGTTACCTAGAGCAGCTCTAGAATCTTTACTTGGTAGCTCTGAATCAGATAATAGGGGTCTAGGTTTAGGCCTAGGTGCATTAACTCCAGCTGTCGGAAAGGCAATTAGATTTGTCAAAGAAACTCCTTTAACAAGGAGTGGGGCCATTAAAAAGATGAATAAAGCCAGCGAATTAGCTGGAGAGGAGCCATTGGGTATCCCTATGAATATGGATTTTATTAGAAATTTAGAATATCAAATGGGGTCGAATCATTTAAAACCTAGTAGAATGGCTATTAATAATTTATTAGGAGAGGCTGCAAAAGGTGATTATCAATCTTATCATAAATTACAATCTGCCTTGGGGGATATAAGCAGAGAACTTATACATCCTGAACCACAAACAGGAAAAGGTTTTTTTAATATGATTGGTAATCTTTTTAGTAGGCCACAAACGACAGCATCCGAAAGACTCACTGGAAATCAATTAAACGAGCTAAGAAATCAATATGTAAAAGAAGCTATGGAGCATTTAGAAAAAACTGGAAAGGGTAAAATAGCTAATCTGGCTACTCAAGGAAAGAGAGAGTATGCAAATTATAAAAACTTTAAACCATATCGTAATGCACTTATGGCAGCCATAGCCGGAAGTGCTGGCGTTCCAGGTTATGGCTTAATAAAACATATTTTCAGTCATGAATAGATTATTCATATGATTTTTTTTCAGGGTTCCACTTTGGATTATAGTCGTTGACGTTTGGATCATCAGACGAAAAATAAGTTATAGAGGAAATGATGATACTTAACCAAAATATGATACCGAAAAAACAAAGAACACCTGCCATAATTTACTCCTAGTTAGTTTGGATAAATTATAAGCAAATGTATAACTTAATGTCAATAGTTTTAATAATTGAATGGAAAATTTATAAGCATGTGATATAATTAGTTCATATAACATATACTTTTTGCAGAGAATAGGAACTAACTAATGACAATTGATACATTAAATGAGAAATACATTGACCATGAAGTAAGAATTAGATTACTAGAAAAAACGGTAAGTGATATTAAAAAACTAGGATTTTGGATATTAGGTACAATTATTGTAGGTATAGCGCTACCAATAAGTTTACATTCATATGGATTAATTTAGATTAAAGCCAAGGATGGCTCAAAAGGAGCCAAGAATGAGTGAAGATAATGTTGTAAGTATAAAAGATTTTTATAATCATGAGACAAGAATATCCATAGTAGAAAATGCGATACTTGGTATTGAGAAACGCTTTGATAAGATTGATAATGATTTAAAGGAAATAAAATCGGACATGAAGTCTGATTTTAGATGGATACTAGCCATAATAGGTAGCTGTATGTTGTTCATCACTGGTGCAATTACTGGTCTTACTGCTATAATAGCACATGGATTTCACTGGTTTTAAATAAATTTGTACAATGATAAAAGGATTTATCAATGTCAACATTTACAGGGAATGTAAATAAATTAGTCGCAGCAGCTATTTTACAAGATAGTTTTGTGGACAAAGACGGCACACCTATGTCCAATGGTGCTGTCACTTGCTACCATGATAATTCACGAACGACTCTAAAGAACTGGTACTATCAATCAGGTACACCAGGAAATTATACCTACATCGCCCTACCCAACCCATTAACCTTAAGTGCTGCTGGAACCATTTGCGATATTAACGGCGTAGATACGATACCATTCTTTTACCCATGGTCAGAAACAAATCAGAATGTGGCAGATCCATATTACATCACCATTGTGAATTTCGCCAACACAAACCAAATCACTCGGGCTAATTTCCCATTTCAAGGTACAGCTGGAAGCAACCCTATAACTACGACAGAGGCTAACCTTAATAATGCCATTATTAATACAGGTTTCTGGCGCAATATAGCACCTAACCAGACGACAGCTGCCTCATACACAAGCTTTACCTATAACTCCGGTAATATGCCAGTCCCATCAGGTGGAACAATTCCTGCTATTATTGTAGCGCCAAGTCAACACGATGGCTTTAGGATGCCGGACATACAATTCCAAAAAACCAATTTCTCAGGTACGGATGTTGCAACATTTACACCTTTCCCATTAAGTATATCCCAGCCAATACTTAATAATATTGTACCTGAATATTATGTTAACCATGTATCAGGCGCGGGGTCCGCCGTTACACAAAAATGTTATCAATTTCCAATATCATTACACGTTAATACATTAGCAAATGTGCCTTTCACCTTTTCTATCATGGCCCAAAATGATCCACTGACAGGAACAATAACAGGCGGCGGAAATGTTATTAAGATTTACATTCTCCAAGATACGGGAACGGGGGGGGCTACAGTTCCAGTGGGGATACCTCTTGCCACATACACACTAAATAATAACTGGACTCTCTACACGGCCACAGGAATTTTCCCATCAACAGCAGGACTCATACTTGGAAAAGGTGGCGATGATGCTCTATATCTGCAAGTACAATTACCACTGAACGTTGCTTGTGGCATTAACTTTACAAACCCAAGTATTTACTTAACCCAGAATGCAATAATACCTGCCAATAATTTCACAACTTACGATCAAGTGGATGCTATTATAAATAGTCCACGCACAGGCGATATAAGAACAAGTTTAAATAGCTTCTATTATTTTGGATGGCTGCCTATGAATGATGGCACCATAGGTAATTCATCATCCAATGGTACAGCTAGAGCCAATAATGACACCTGGCAATTATATAATCTCATATGGAATGCTTGCGCCCCATTTAGCGCCTCGGGAGCAGGTACGACAAATCCATTAGCACAGATGTATACAAGCACAGGAACACCAGTAGGCTATGGGCCAAATATTACATCGCCAACAACAGCGTACGCAGATTTTAATGCTGGGAATCAACTAACATTAACAGCTGCCATGGGTAGTGTAATATTAGGAACCGTTCCATTAGCGACGCTATTAGCTGCCACTCCGACCTTAATAGGTTATAAGTCTGTTGTTACTGCATCAAGCTCTGGTGGCGTATTGTTTACTACTTCTGCATCGAATTTATTAAATCTCTTCACCGGAAATACGGTTACTTTTACAAGCACAACATCCCTAGTAAATGTTGCGGCAAATACCATTTACTATATCATTCCAGTTACAACTACAACTTTCCATATAGCGACATCATTTGCAAATGCATTGGCTGGGACTGCTGTTTCTTATACCGGTGCTGAAACAGGCACAGTAACAGCTTACCTACAGCAAACAGCGTCTTACGAGGGCGAATATGCTCATACGCAATTGTTGGCAGAATTAGCCACACACGATCATGGCTATACGCACACAATAACAAATCTTCTTGCTCCCAACACCGGAGCGACTGGACCTGTAACAACAACTAACGCTGTTACGGATCCTGCTGGAAGTAGTACGCCATTTAACGTCACGCAACCAGGAACATTTTATAATATGTTTATTAAGCTTTAAGGCAGTGTCGACGCTGTAGATATGATGTCGTGATGTGTCGATAAATAAGAGATTTTTAAATATAAGGATATATTTAATGACTATCAGCACGGAACTAGTATTCGGTCGTGATGAACAAGGCTATAACGCCTATGCACCGAAAGACTCAACCAATAAATACACCGCGGAATTAACGAACGGCAATGCTACCAGCATTACTGTGCCCTCCAACTATCAAGTATGGATTGCGGCTTTCAGCATTGAGCCAGGTGCTAATGTCTGGGTTGACTTTACAACCACAGCAGCCGTACCAGCCGGAGCAACATTAGCCGCATCAACAGCGTCCCTAAACCCAGGTCAGCGTACCGTTCTTGCAGGCTCTACCATTAGCATGATTACGGCAAATACGACTGCAAACGTTGGAATTGAACTTTGGGCTATATCGAGGCTTGCGCAATGAGTCTGCCAATAGATTCGTATTCACATGGATTTAAATTTCAATGGGTTCGAATTGCTACCGATAACGTGGCAGGACAGGTCATACAGCCAGAATTTGACCCAACGCCACCGCCTGAGGAAGGGTATTTTTTATTGTTAGATGGAACTCATTTTAAGTTACTTAACGGACAGGATTTGACACTGCTATGAGCATGAATATAGATCAAGTTTTTATTGCGAATCCGATTACATCAAACGCCGGAACGGATTTGATGTATTTCGGTCAATCGCCCTATGGTGCCGGTAATGATGCTGCGATGACCTATACAAATTTTTCGGCACAGTTTGGCGCACCTTATACGGCGTCTGCCTTAACGAGCACTTCTGATACAAATGTTACTATAACGCTAGGAGGAGCGCCCACAACGGCATTATTGCATGCTGCTTCTATAACTATGGGTTGGACTGGATTATTAAGCGGTACGCGTGGAGGCACAGGTGTTAATAATGGTTCAAATACAGCAACGTTTGCAGGAAATCTAAACTTTGCCAATTCGTTTACGACGTCTGGTAATTTTGCAGTCACCCAGACTTATACGAATACCACAAATGTAACTTTCCCAACATCAGGCACATTAGCAACCACCTCACAAATACCTACTGGGGTTGCTCTTACGGAGGCTAATGATACTAATGTGACTTTGACTCTCGGAGGAAGTCCAAGTACAGCTCTCGTTAATGCAGCATCAATCACTGCAGGTTGGACAGGAACGCTTGCGGTAGGTCGAGGAGGTCTAGGTATAGGAACGACACCTACAAATGGCCAAATACCTATAGGAAACGGTACGAATTATACCGCTGCAGCAATTACTGCAGGCACCGGCATATCAGTCACTAATGGCTCAGGTTCGGTAAGTATTGCAATTAACGGTGCCGATCAATGGGTTGATGAAACAGGCTCAAGTGTGACCATGACGACTAATACTGGGTATACATCCGATGACGGTGCAAGTCTAGTTACCTTTACCTTGCCAACTACATCAGCCATAGGAGACTGGGTAGAAGTGAATGGCAAAGGCTCTGGTCTTTGGAAGATAGCTCAAGCAACTGGCCAACAAATTCATATTGGTACATCTGCGACAACATCCGGCGCAACAGGAAGTCTAGAGGCAGTAAATCAATTCGATAATGTAAGGTTACGTTGCTTAACAGCTAATACAATTTGGACAGTAGTTTCACAACAGTCCTCAGGTTTAACAGTCGTTTAAGGAAATACAATGGCCACAGAAGAAATGTTTACATCATTGCCCTCGGTAAGCAATGCAATGATGTCCGATATAATATGCGCAGTACAAGGCTACGTTAGCCCATCGAATCTTGGATTGTCCGTACAGGAAACATTGCAGCAAGTGTATAACCTGTTTCAATCCAATATTATTTTATTTTATCCAGGCAATCCAAACGGCAATGTTGCAGGAACAACGTACCAATTCTGCTGGGATACAGTGGATATGGTCCTGTACATTTGTACAACTACCGGCACAGCGTCAACAGCTGTATGGACGGCTGTTTCCAGTGGCTCTGGTGTTATTACACCTGCCCACGGTGGTACTGGTGTTGCAAGTCCGACCGCTCATACTTTGCCTGTTGCTGAAGGCTCTAGTAATTTTAACTTCTTAGGTCCATTAACCAATGGACAATTATTAATTGGTTCAACAGGACTAGATCCCGTTCCAGCAGTATTAGCGGTATCTGGAACTGGGTTATCAATTACAAATGCACCTGGAAGTATCACAATAAATAGCACAGGTCTTGCCGGCTTTAGCTGGACTGTTGTTTCTGGAACATCACAAGCCATGCTATCTGGGAATGGATATATATCTAATAATGCTGGTCTTGTAACCCTAACCCTTCCCGCAACAAGTGCTGTTGGCGATGAAATAGACATCATTGGAAAGGGTGCAGGAGGATGGCTTGTACAGTGCGGTGCTGGTCAAACGATTGTCGTTGGAAGCTCCACAACAAGTATTGCAGGCTCCGTTGCTTCTACAAATAGAAGGGACTCGTTTTACATGATTTGTACGGTTGCCAATTTAGAATGGACAGTAGGCTCCGCTCCCCAATCATCTGGATTAACTATTGTATAAGGATATAACGAAATGGCTACTAATAATGCAGTTAACGTTGGCCTGTCAGGGTCTTCCGGAACCGGTTCCTTTGCCGGCACCACAAGCCCCACATTTGTGACACCTGTGTTGGGCACCCCAGCCAGCGGGAATCTTGTGAATTGTACTGGGTTTCCAGGAACAGCAGTTGTAACTCAGCAAACATTTACTTCGGGATCTGGAACCTATACGCCCACAGCAGGTACGCGTTATATATGGGTAAGAGCTCTTGCAGGCGGCGGTCAAGGTGGAGGGTGCACTTCAACCACGGGACAGGTTAATAATGGCGGCGGTGGTGGTGCTGGCGGTTATGGAGAATACATAGGCGCTGCCGCAACATTTGCTTATTCTGTTGGTGCTGGTGGTTCTACAGGTACAACCGGTACTGGGCAAACAGGTGGTTCAACAACTTTTGGAACAGCTGGCGCTCAAATAAGTTTAGCGGGTGGTGTTGGTGGTCAAGCAGGTACTTCGTCCGCAACTTCTGCAAGTGGCGTGGGAGGAGCTGGCGGCGCAGCTACCACCGCAACCATAGGTATAGCGGGCGGTCATGGTAACGTTGCTGTAATTCTAGCAGCAGGTGGCGTATCTGGTTCAGGAGCAAATTCACCCCTTGGAAATGGCGGCCAATCCGTATGGTACAGTGGAGCTAATTCGAATGGCGCTGTTGGAACAG